CTGTATTAGCAGCACTAGAAGCAAGAGCAACAACTGAGTTACCAGTAGTTGTATTACCTGTTGCGGAGCCTGTACCATTAGTAAAGCCTGTTAATGCAATTGTTTTGCCGATTGCAGTTGCTGGGATTGAACCCGCTGACTGAACTTGAAACAATGCATCTGGATCATCCATAACACGAATAAAGATATTTGTGTAACCAGCGTTAACCGCGCCTGCTGGTAAGTACTGAGCGTACAAAGGATAACCAAGTTGTTGACCTGATAATTGATAACGTACACCTACGCAAACACCGACTAGACCAACAGAAGATGTTGTAGGGGTTGATGTTACCACCGTTGGCTGACCAGCAGAAGCTGCGCCAATTTGAACCAAATCACCGTTAAAGATAGCCGCTGTGTTATTAACAGTTAATGGAATCTCGCGAATCACACCACCATTAAAAACTTGACCACCAATAAGGTTAATTGGCTTTAATCCATAAGGACCTGAAGCTGTTGCCATTTTAAACCTCCAAAATTAAATTATTTTCTAAATACGACCTGCGTTTCTCTGTCCGAAAACTTTTTCATACGCCGGTCTTGTTCCTGCAAATACGTGTTATCAACGGATTCCATCTGAGCTTCTGCCATATTTGAATAGTATTTAGCTCTTTGTTCCATCATTTCTTTAGGGGCTCTACATAATACTAAGCCACCAATTTCAATTGACCCTTTAAACTGCCCATCAATAGATGCATGAGTCATTAACTCAGGATAGTCTTCTGCCTTTACAGGCTCAAAACCTTCCCTACGGCTTTTAGAGATATTCATTGGATCAGAGGCTCCCATTAAGGAAGTTCTGCACCATCTATGGATCCAACCTTCTCTTGGTGCTGGACTTGGCAGTGTTTCAGGAGGTGTCCATAAATTTACAGGACGGACATCTTTTGCACGGGTCTCAGTATCACGATTTAATTTAATTGTTCCAGTAGTCATTATCTATCTCCATTTTGTTCAGCAACCTTGCGGGCGTAAAGTTCAATTGGTACACCTAATCTTTTAGCAATTTGTACTTGCGTAGTGGTTAGTTGTACTTTTTTTGGTGCAGCAGAACGTGTAGCAGGTGCTACAACATTTGCGGCTGGTTTGGCTCTCGGTTTCTCACGAGGTTCAGATTTTGGTTCGCTCCCGAAATAATCGGGGAATCTTTTATGTATTGTAGCACTAATTTTTTCATAATACTCATCAGTACCAATATATTTATCACCAAATTCTCTAGCAAGACGGTTATGAACCGTTAAAGCCAAGCTAGTCATCTCTTCTTCCTCTTGTTTCTGACCGCCATACCAAGAGTTTTCATCCAACCAATTTTCCAATTTTTCGTTTGGTTTAGAGGCTGTTTCTGCTCTAGGTACCTGATATTGTTGCTCTTGTATTTCAATAGGACGTAGATTAAACGCCTTATCTAATTTAAGAGTGGCTTCAGATATTTTCTGTTGCGCTTCAACTAATGCATCAGCATCGCCAGATTCATATGCTTCTTTAAAAGCTTTTTTAGCGACATTTAGTTCTGATTCAGCAGACGTTTTGCCTTGGTCAATAAAAATCTTACTACCCTCATGTAACTGAGACTGTAGTCTTTTATTTTCCTCTACCGCTAATTCTGCTACTCGTAGCGCCTCTTCACGCATACGAATTGCTTCTTCTTTGGCTCGGCGTTCATCGTGATATCCGCGACCTAGTTTTTTAATACGTTTTTGAACTTTTTCATCGTAGGCTTCCAACTCGTCATCGGTAACTTCTTCTACCGGTTCCTTCATTGGCTTACGACCCTTATCCTCTGCAGGTGTGTCGTCTACAATTTCAATGTCAATTGCCGGTAAATCTACCGGTTCGTTTACTACATCATTTGTCTCATCTGGGAATGTAAAAGTACCATATGTTTCTTTCAAAGGAACTGGTTTACCGTTCTCAAATGTTACTGTTCCAAATTCTTCTGTTGCCATTTTTTAGCTCCTTATGCTCGTGAAATTCCACGGGGATCTTCGACTGTAGCTTCTACGCTATCGTCATTAATAATTCTAAATTCTTGTCCATGAATCTTTACTCGTGAACCGGAATTAGGTCTAATTAAAACAAAATCGCCTACTTCGCAAAGAGGTCCACTTGGGAATCTTTCTTTGTCTTGGTATGCGTCTGGTCCTATTGCTACAACAAACAGTACTGGGGTTAATACTTCTTCATAGTGCATTGTCGTATCTGTTTTTAAAATACCGTTTTCAAACTTTTTTTCTGCTTCTGGCACCATGCATAAGATGTGATATCCAGCTGGCTTAGGAAGTTGTGTTGCTTTTTTCTCTGGCGTTTTAGGCAGTGTAGATACATTGCCCATTGCGTCACTAATTAATAAATCACTCATCATCGTCCTTTGTTTTTTGCTCGCGGTCTTTAATTAAATCTATAGCAAGGGCAAGACCTCGGATAACCCCAGCTACATGTTTGTATTCCTCATATGAGGAGCAATTGCCCATGGCAATGAAATTCGCTTTTATATCAATTTGCTTCTGTAATTCTTTACAGAGATAGTCGTATTCGTTCACTTAGTTTCCTTTTTAGGGGGTGTTTTAGGTTGTAAATCTGCTTGATGTGACGCCATTTCACGTTTAGACATGTGGTCTAATGCTTTATTAGCCATGCTATGTTTATTTTGCTGCTCTTTACCTATTACATCTGCTACTATTTTTCCAGCGGCTTGTATCTGTTGAGACTTAAGTTTTTCCTTATCCATAGCACCTTTAGCAATCATCTGCCCGGCTGATATACGTTGTTGTGATTGGATACGTTGTTCTTCGATCTCTAATTCTTTTAGTCTTAACTGAACGTCAGACTGATCTTTAGCGGCTTTGCGTTGTTGCTCTTGTTGTTTAATTTGGAGCTCTTGCATTTGCATTTGAACGATTGGATCTTGAGCTTGCTGCTGTGCTTGTTGCTGCGCCACTTGAGCTTGATTTTGTTGTAACAACTGCTGCGCCGCTTGAGCTAATTTCTGAGATAGAGCGTACTCAACTTCAGGCGGCATATCTATATCTTCTTCCTCATTCATATCATTCATTTTCTGAGGTGGTAACGCCATACCCATTTGTTTCTCAATCTCTTGACGGTACATAAACCCAGCATGTTCATTAATATGCGCCATCATAGTAGCTTGCAACTGTGGTGCTTGTGGGTTATTTTGCAGTAAACCTATAATCATCGGATCTTGCATAGCTGCTTGGTGTACAGCAATATGTGATTTATGGTCTTGGTAACTGAAAGCTTTGACCGGTTTCATAACCAGAATGTTTTGGTTTTCCGTTACTGGGTCAGTTGGTTTCATGTCTTCTGCCATAGGAATTAACTTAGTCGCGTTTTTCCAGCCGAGTGTTTCTACCATCTGACGGTGTAGAAGCGGTAAGTTATAAATCTGTGGGGACTGTTGCGCTAACTGCATTACTGCCTGACCTTGAACAATCTTTTGCGCCATTGTAGACGCATTGGGATCGCTTACCGGAATTACATCGACAGCATCGTAGTCTTCTTTTTTAGCTGAGGCTTCACCTTCTTCTGGTTCATACTCATATTCTTCTGGGGTGTAGTCAGCAATGATTTCTTTTAGTAACTTAAACTCAACTTTCATTGAGTAGTGTAATCTTGCCTGAATAGCGGAAGTAACTTTTAATGTTCTTTCTAAAATAGCTAGAGTAGAACCTACTGGGGCATTTGCTGACATATCTGATACTTGCAATGCACCTGCTCCAACAAAGTTTTTACCTTCTTCGACTATCTGGTTAAAGATATTCATAAGCGTTATACTAGGCTCTTTGTATGGCAACAACATAATATTGTCTTTAATTGTGCCACTAGGTACATCTACGTCACGGAATTCACCTGGTGAAATTGGCGTATCATCGCCTTTAACTCTCAGCCCTCTAGATTTAAGTCCGCCCGGTAAGTTAGCTAATGTACCAGCATCGGTAAGCTGGCGTAGCATAGTAGTAGCAGAACGAGTATATCCACCAATAAGGTGTATGAGACCGTACCCATAAAACCCAAACCCAGGAACATATTGGTAGTGTACAAAGTGTCTACGTTTTAAACAGAGTTCATCTTCTTCTAACCAATTCCTACGGATAGCTAATACTTTACTAGTACTCTTCTCAATAGTAATAATGTATGGTTTTGCTAGTTCATCTTCTTCATCGTCACCGGGTAATACATAATCTACATGGATCTCAAAAAAACGAAAACGGTTATCATTAGTGGCAGAGAACCCTTGTTCTTCAGCTTTTCTTTTCTCAATATCGTCTAGTACTGCAGTAGGTTCGCCTAAGTCAATATCCCTATAAAACCCAGAAGCTATTAGTTTTTTAACATCGTTTTTAGTCTTGCGCATCTGGTGCGTAACACGTTCTGCAGTATCTAAGTTACTCGCGCCAAACGGAACAATAATATCTTCCGCTGGGATAAACATGGCAACTTGACGACCTAAACTTGGATCAAAATATATCTTTTTAAATGCAGACCCTGCTAAAGGTAAGTTCCATAATAACTTCTCATGTTCCGCTCTATACTCACTCATTTGTTCAGTAAGTTTATAGTTCATGTCAGCTGAAACTCTAATAGAAGATTCTTTTTTAGCCCTAGTCTCTTTACCAATAATTTGTGTCTTTACTGGTCCTTGAGCTGGGAATGTCTCCATAATAGCTTCTGACTGGAACCTAACAACTGCTTCTGCCAACATCGGGTGATACACGCCGCATGCTCCCGCCCATGGTTCAGTTGTTTCTTCGTATTTAAGACCTAATAGTTTTAGACCCTCTACATAAGTATCAGCCCAGTCTTTTCTAGCGTCTATATCTGCAGTAACTAAACCTACTAACTCACTAGCAATAGAAGAGAGTTCTTGCTCAGTCATATCCTCGGCAAGGTTCTTACTAAAATCTGAGTCAACATCTACCTCTACTTCTATATCAATTTCGGCAGCGTCTGGATCTATAATCTCGATCTCAATCGGCTCTTCTAAA